TGCCCCTCAGTCCAGCCGCGTACCGGGAGATCCGCGCCACGCTCCTCGACGCCGGGTACGGGCACGCCTTCCAGGGCGAGCCCGGCACCCCTGACGAGGTGATCGACATGCATGGGATCGCGATCCAGCGCGAACCCGAGGAGGACGACGGCGATGGCTGACACGAACGGCCACACCCTCACGCCCGACCCCGGCCTGCTGCGCCAATTCGCCGCGGCCACGGCACGCACGCTGCGCGAGGCCTTCGCCCCGTGGCCGCTCGCACCACGTCGCAACCTCCCCGCGATTCTCGGCTACAAGCCCGAGCTCACCTACGACGACTATAAGCAGTGCTACGAACGGCGCGATCTGGCGCATCGGCTCATCCGCGCCTACCCCGAGGCGACCTGGAGCCAGCCGCCGACCGTGCAGGAAGACGATCAAGACGACGTCGAGACCCCCTTCGAGGTCGCCTGGCAGGCGCTGGTCATGCGTCTGGGCGTCTATGGCCGGCTGGTGCGCACCGACGTGCTCGCCAACCTGGGCCAGTACAGTGTGCTGCTCATCGGGCTGCGCGGACAGCCCGACCTGGCGGCGCCGGCCAGGCCGGTGCGCAGTCCGGACGACGTGCTGTTTCTGGCGCCCTACAGCGAGGAGTTTGCCGAGATTGAGGCCTTCGAGACGAACCCGGCCTCGCCGCTCTTTGGCCAGCCGTCCGTGTACAAGGTCAATTTCAACCGCAGCACGACGTCTTCGAGTCGCACGTTGCCGCGCAAGATCGGGTTCGTGCACGCCAGCCGCGTGCTGCACGTCGCCGAAGACTGCCTCGATGACGACGTGTACGGCATTCCACGGCTCAAGCCGGTGTTTGACCGCCTGGAGGACCTGCTCAAGGTCGTCGGGGGCAGTGCGGAGTTTTTCTGGCGCGGCGCGAGTCGCTTGATCGGATTAGAAGGACGTGACGATTATCAACTCCAGGCGGGGGACGAGGAGGTCTTTAAGCAGGCCATCGAGGAGTTTCAGTTCCGCCTGAAAGACTACATCCGCGTCGAAGGCGCCACCATCAAGGAACTCAGCGGCCAGGCGGCGAGCCCGCGCGATCATTTCGACGTGCTGATCGACCTGATCGCGGGCACGACGGGCATCCCGAAGCGCATCCTCACCGGGAGCGAACGTGGGGAACTCGCGAGTACCCAGGATCAAGAGGCGTGGCTGCAGCGCATTTCGCGCCGCCAGACGACGTTTGCGGAACAGAGCCTGCTCAGGCCGCTGATTGATCGGCTGTTGCTGCTGGGGGCCCTCCCTGCGCCGGCGCAGCCGTATACGGTCGTGTGGGAGAATCTCTTTGCCCTCAGTGCGGCGAAACAAGCCGAGGTGGCCCAGCACATTGCCACTGCCCTCAATCAATACGCTGGGCAAGGGATGGCGTCGACGGTGGTGCCAGAACCCGAATTTCGCAACGTGTATCTGGGCTTGCCGCCAGAATCAGACTATGCCCTCCCGGACGCGCTCCCGGATGACGAGGACCTCTAGCCTATGCCACTCACCATCCTCGTCGCCGCCCGCCCCGCGCAACGCCGTTTCGTCGATACCCCGTCACGCGTCGAAGCGTGGCAGCTCCTGCACCGCGAAGCCGACCGCGCGTATCCGCAGCTCCGCACGCTCTGGCAGACGGTGTTCGCCGACTACCGAGCCGACCTCGACACGGACGCCATGCGGGCCGCGCTCCGCAGTGGCAACCTGCTCGACGTCGAGCGCCTCATCGCACCGGCCTGGCGTGCGGTCAGCGACGCCGTGCGTCTACCGCTGCAACTCCTCCTGCGCGAGACCGCCAGCCGCAGCGCGGAGGCGGTGCTGCCAGCCACAGAAGCCACACTAGGGGCCGACATCGCCGTGCAGTTTGGCGTGGTGGTCCCCGAGGCCCTCACGGCCATCGAGACCTACGCCGGGACGCAGATCGTCGGCATTGGCGAGACAACGCTGAAGAGCGTGCGCGCGGTGATCCGGAGCGGGTTCGAGGAGGGCCGGAGCATGACGCAAATGATGCGCGACCTGGAGGCCTTCGTCGGCCTCACCCCGCGCCAGACCGAGGCACTGGAGACGCTGCGCCAGCGGCTGCTCGACGCCGGCAAGACACGAGCACAGGCGCAACAAGCCGTGGACCGGGCCGCGAGGCGGGCGCTGCAACTGCGGGTGGAGAGCATTGCACGAACGGAGAGCATCTGGGCGAGCCTGGAAGGCCAGGCCCAACTTTGGCAGGACGCGGCGCGGCAAGGGACACTCGATCCGGCGCGTTTTCGCCGCCACTGGCTCGTGACTCCTGACGACCGACTCTGTCAGACCACCTGTGCGCCGATTCCTGGCATGAACCCGAACGGCGTGCGCCTCGACGAACCGTTTCAGACGCCGGTGGGTCCGGTGATGCATCCACCCGCGCACCCGATGTGCCGGTGTGCCGTGAACGGGAGGGTGATTGATGTCTGACCATACTGCAGGCCTGCTCGCGCTGCTCGCGCGCCATGGTGTCACACGCGACGTGCTCGAATTGTGGGTGCATATCCTGGAGAGCCAGGCCAATGGCTCTGTCACCTTTCATCACGCCGGTGGGCATCTGGGCAAATGTGACATTGTGCTCACGGGCAAGGCCACGGCCTTGAGTGCCTGTAAGAACTTGACAAAAGTGTTGGCGCATTCCATAGTTGTCGCAACTCGCCACTCCGAGGAGTGAGCGCAGGCCTCTAGAACGCACTACGCCTGGTTGATCGAGCTGGTCTCGATTGGCCGGGCTTTTTTTATGGATGCACCCGCATGCCACGCACGACACGGCGCCTCACCATCCAGACTGCCCTGACCGTCCCACCCGCGCGTCTCACCCTGAACAACCGCGAATACCTCACTGCTCCCGCTGTGCTCATTGTGGAAGGTGTGCTCAATGGTGCCTACATTCCCGGCAGCGAACTCATCGCTCCTGACTGGAACAACGTGCCCGTTGTGTTGAATCACCCGCTCGATGCGCAGGGCGTGCCCATGAGCGCGCGCACCCCCGAGGTCCTCGCCGCCTCCGGCGTCGGGCATCTCTACCGTGCACGCCTTGGGACTGGCCAACGTCAAGGGCATACGGTCACGAGCTTGCAGGCGGAACTCTGGCTTGACGTCGCCCAGGTGGAGGAGGTGGGTGGCGAAGCGGTGCAGGCAATGACCATGCTCGAAGCGCAGACGCCCCTCGAGCTCTCCACGGGCTTTTACTCGTATGCCGAAGAGACGCCTGGCTCGTTTTACGGTGTGCCCTACAGCGAGGTGCACCACGATCTCCGGCCTGATCATCTCGCCCTCTTACCCAACGGCATCGGCGCCTGCGACTGGCAGAGCGGCTGCGGTTCGCCGCGCCTCAACCAGCAGTGCACCTGCCATCAGGAGACGCCTATGGATCATGCTCAGGCGCGCGGCTGGCGCGGCTTTGTGCACACGCTCAAAACGTTTGTACAGCAGGAGGAGCAGGAAGCAGGAAGCAGGGAGCAGGAAGCAGGAAGCAGGAAGCAGGAAGCAGGAAGTTCGGATCCCGCTTCTCGCTCCACGCTCCTTGCTTCTCGCTCCACGCTCCTTGCTTCTCGCTTCTCGCTCCACGCTTCTCCCAAGGTACAGCAGGAAGAGACCGGAAGAGAGCCGGGTGCGCCGGCCGTCTTCGTCAATGGCTACTACGTGGGCGATGGCACGCAGGAGCAGGTCTGTGCGCTGGCGCGGCAACTGCCGACACCACCACTAAGGACACACCTGACTGACGCTGACATTAGGGAAAGTCTGTACGGAGCACTGGCGCGGGAGATGTCTGTTGATTTCACTCCGATCTTTATAGATGCGGTCGACGTGGCCAATCAAACCTTTACCTACCGCCAGGGCGAACGCTTGCTGCAACGTTCCTGGACCGAGACGGACGGCCAGATTGCCCTCACCGAGGGCGCCACGGACGTGCAGAGGCAGACCACCTACTTGCCCGTCACCCACGAACAGGAGGACCCTCCTATGGCCACTGAGGCGGTCAAAGCGCGTGTTACCGCGCTCATCACGAAGACGAAGTGGACGGAGAGCGACCGCGCCATGCTCGAAGCGATGAGCGAAGAGCAGCTCACGCGTCTCGAGCCCACACCACCAGCCCCGGAACCAACAACGGTGGATGAAGCGCTCGCCAGCCTTCCGGAGAATCTGCGGGAGTCTATGGGCCAAATGGTCCGTGCGCATGACACACGCAAGCAGGCCATGATCACTGCGCTCGTGGCGGCGAAATATCCCCTCAGCGAAGCGCGGCTCAAGGCGCTCGAACTTCACGAATTGGAACAGCTCGTGCCTCTGACTTTCGCCCAGGAGCCCTCGTACGCCGGCCAGGGCCTGCCTGCGCTGCGTCAGCAGGACGGCGGTGAAGACGCCTGGAAGCCACTCTCCAACCTCACCAAGAAGGAGTAGCGCTATGGCTGATAATGACGCCATCCTTCGTTGGGGCCCCTGCAACCAGTCCCACGCGACTGCGCAAGCCGTGATCACGCCCGGCGATCTCATTGAGGTGATCCCCACGGCCGGCGCCGATCTCGGCAAAGTGCGGCGGCACGCGACGGCGGCGGGGCGGGCCGCGCCGCTCTTTGCCGACGGCAACTGGCAGTTTGGCAAAGGGGCGGACGACGACTACGCGGCGGGCGATACCGTGCCGACCCTGGCGCCGAGCGTGGGCGCGCGCATCTTCGCGCGGTGTGC